CTTTTAAGCACATTTAAGCAGAGATAAGCACCTTGCATTTGTGCTATAATATAATCAGCGGAAAAGTGAAAACCGGATGAGCCTCGTGGGAGACAATCCCATGGGGCTTTTTTGTTGCGCAAAAATGCAGACGGAGGTGATGCGGATGCCAAGGAAACCGAAACGGCCATGCAGCTACCCCGGCTGTCCCCGGCTGACGGAAGAACGGTACTGCGAGGAACATAAGAAACTGGCGAGCAAACAGTATGAACGATACAGTCGCGACCCTGTGGCCAAGAGAAGGTACGGCAGAGAGTGGCAGAAGATCCGTGCCCGGTTCCTGGCAGCCCACCCGTTGTGTGAACAGTGCAAAAAGGAAGGACGGCTGACCAAGGCGACCGAAGTGCATCACATCCTGCCGCTGGATCATGGCGGGACGCATGATGAGTCGAACCTCATGGCGCTGTGCAAGCCGTGCCACTCCCGGATCAGCATCCAGATGGGGGACCGGTTCCATAAATTCCGGAAGAAGTGACGGCCCCCAGGGGGAGGTCAAATCTCTACGGGGCCTCCAAATCAGACCGGGCGGGGGGCCTTACGCACAAAAACGCGATTTCAAACAGGGTAATAGGCCCCGGACGAGGAGACAGAATAATGGCGAAGGACGGTACGAACCGTGGCGGCGCAAGGGTCGGTGCCGGCGCAAAGAAAAAGGCGCTGGCCGATAAGATTGCGGAGGGCAATCCGGGCAAGCGCGCCATCACGGTGATTAGTTTTGAGAACGCAGCCGAGCTGGAAGGCAAAGAGATGCCTAAACCTTCCGAGATGCTGTCGGCGGTACAGAAAGATGGAAAACGGCTGGTAGCAGCTGAAATATATGAAAAAACCTGGGAGTGGCTCCATGAGCGGGGCTGCTCCTCTTTAGTTTCACCGCAATTGCTGGAACGCTACGCCATGAGCGCGGCCAGGTGGATACAGTGCGAAGATGCCGTGACGGAGTACGGCTTTTTGGCAAAGCATCCTACGACGGGTAACGCACAACGGAGTCCTTACGTGGCCATGGCACTGGATTATATGGCGCAAACCAACCGGCTCTGGATGGAGATATTCCAGATCGTCCGGGAGAACTGCTCTGGCGAGTACGGCGGGGAGTCCCCGCAGGATGATGTGATGGAAAAGCTGCTCATGGCCAGGCAGGGGAGGTTGGGATGAACATCTACGAATTTATGCACAGACTGAAGCTGTGCAGGCGATACCTGACGCCACAAGAGTACAGGACACTAAAAGGCCAGGCCGTGCATGGCGATGTTGCCGGCGCGGAAAAGGGACTGCAGCGTCTGCTGCAAAGGAGGCAAGATGGAAATCATAAAAAAGAAGTTAGATGAATTGATCCCGGCGGACTACAACCCGCGTAAGGATTTACAGCCGGGCGACCCGGAGTACGAAAAGCTGAAACGGTCCATCCAGGAATTCGGTTATGTGGAACCGGTGATCTGGAACAAACAGACCGGGAACATCGTCGGCGGCCATCAGCGCTGGAAGGTACTGCGCGATTTGGGCATCACCGAACTGGATTGTGTGGTAGTCGATTTCAATCCGGAAAAGGAAAAAGCCCTGAATATCGCATTGAACAAAATCAGCGGCGAATGGGACAAGGGCAAGTTGCAGGCCGTGATTTTTGATTTGCAGGCAGCGGACTTTGATGTTTCGCTCACTGGTTTTGACGCTGTGGAGATGGACGAGCTGTTCCGGGATGATGTGAAAAGCAAGGTCAAGGATGACAATTTCGATGTAGATGCGGAATTGAAGAAACCCTGTCTTACCAAAAAGAATGACCTGTGGAAGTTAGGCAGGCACCGCCTGTACTGTGGTGACAGCACAGACCCGGAACCTTACGAATGGCTGCTGGGCGGCCACAAGGCAAACCTTGTGGTGACAGATCCACCGTACAACGTGAATTATGAAGGGTCGGCCGGCAAAATCAAAAACGACAACATGGCCCACGATGACTTTTATAATTTTTTGCTGGCAGCGTTCAGTTTAATGGAAGAAAACATGACGGACAACGCATCCATCTACGTTTTTCACGCAGACACGGAAGGCCTGAATTTCCGAAAAGCATTCTCTGATGCCGGCTTCTACCTGTCCGGCACCTGCATCTGGAAGAAGCAGTCCCTGGTGCTGGGGCGCTCCCCGTACCAGTGGCAGCATGAACCCGTCCTGTTCGGCTGGAAGAAAACCGGCAGACATGAATGGTACACGGGACGGAAAGAATCCACCATCTGGGAGTTCGACAAGCCAAAGAAGAACGCCGACCATCCGACCATGAAGCCGGTACCGCTCATGGCATATCCGATTCTGAATTCCACGCTGTCCAACAGCATCGTGCTCGATCCCTTTGGCGGCAGCGGTTCGACCCTGATTGCCTGTGAGCAGACAGACCGCATCTGTTACACCATTGAGTTGGACGAAAAGTATTGTGATGTGATCGTTCGCAGGTATATTGACCAGGTCGGGAGTTCCAAAGATGTAGAAGTTATCCGGGACGGTGTGACCTACCGGTATGACGAACTGGAGGCGGCAGATGGAAAAGCAACTGAAGCTGGGCAGTCTGTTTGACGGTAGCGGGGGATTCCCGCTGGGAGGAATCCTGGCAGGAATCCGGCCCATCTGGAATTCAGAAATTGAGCCGTTCCCAATCCGGGTGACAACGAAACGGCTTCCTTTCGTAAAGCACTATGGAGATATCAACAAACTGGACGGCGGAGAACTGGAACCGGTGGACATCATTACCTTCGGCAGCCCCTGCACCGACCTTTCCATTGCGGGAAAGCGCGCCGGGCTCGAAGGCAGCCAGTCCGGCCTGTTCCATCAGGCTGTCCGTGTGATAAGAGAAATGAGGGAGAAGACCAATGGAGCATATCCAAGATTCATCGTTTGGGAAAACGTGCCAGGTGCCTTTTCCAGCCATGCCGGAGAAGACTTCCAAAAAGTCCTCGAAGAAATCGTCCGCGTCTGTGATGATACGGTTTCAGTACCTGGATCTGCGGGCTGGCAGCCGGCTGGACTCATCATGGGTGAAGGGTTCTCCGTGGCCTGGCGCGTCTTTAACGCAGACGCTTGGGGCGTACCCCAGAGAAGAAAACGTATCTATCTTGTCGGACATCTTACTGGCCAGTGTGCCGGCAAAATATTATTTGAGTCGGAAGGCGTGTCTGGGTATTCTGCAGCGGGCTTCCGCACGTGGCAAAGAACTGCCTGCCGTGTTGAAGGCGGCTCTGGAGAGGCAGGCGGGACTCTCTGCCTGAACGACCAGGGCGGCAATCGTATGGATGTGACTCATGAGACCACGGCGACACTCCGGGCAGAAGCGCATCACCCGCCATTGGTGATGTCTGCCGGGTTCTGTACGGAACATTCAGCGAAAGCCGGGAACATCGGTTATGAAGCGGAAAAGGCGCCGACGCTCCGGGCGGGTGTAGTTCCTGCCACAGTGTATGAGAACCACAGCCAGGACACCCGTTATACCGGACCGGTGGACAAGGCCCCGACCGTACTTTCCACTTACGGGACTGGCGGGAACAACCAGCCTTTCGTAGTCCAACAGGACGCCTTTGGGATTTGTGGCAAGGATAGCAACGCCATGAAATCAGGCAATCCAAAATCCGGGTTTTATGATGCAGAGACATCACGGACGCTGGACGCCAACGGTGGCAACCCGACCTGCAACCAGGGCGGGATTGCCGTGGTGGAGACGGTGAAGACATTTGATGTGCGGCAGTCCTCGGACGGGACGCAGAATATGCGGAACCATGCATACGAAAGTGATACCTGCCGGACGGTTGACAGCGGCGGGAACATGCCCGGAAGCAACCAGGGCGGTATCGCCGTGGTGACCATCCAGGGTTCCATGATAGGCCGGAAGGATGAGAACGGGCCCCAGGGCAGCGGTATCGGTGAGGACGTGTCATTCACGCTGAATACTGTTGACCGTCATGCGGTAGCCTGCCCGGATGTGCCGACCTACTGTGCAAGTAAGAATTCGTACTTCACACGGGCGGTGGAAGAGAAAACCGGGTCGCTGGTGGCTACCGATTACAAGGACCCGCCTTTCATCAATTTTAATTATGCTGTCCGCAGGCTGACGCCAACGGAATGTGCCAGGCTCCAGGGATTCCCGGACTGGTGGTGTTCCAATCTGGAAACTCCGGAACCGGCCGATGAGGAAATCCGGTTCTGGATGGATGTGTTCGAGACGCACCGCAGGGTGATGGGGACTGCCAAAAAGGCGCGGACCCGTAATCAGATCATCAAATGGCTGAAGAACCCGCACACTGATTCTGCGGAATATAAGATGTGGGGGAATGGCGTCGCACTTCCGAATGTCTATTTCGTGCTTGCCGGAATAGCGTATTTTGCAGACAAATAAAAAAGAAGCCTTCCGATAGGGG